ATTATTTTTAAAACCATACTCATTAGCAAAGTCCATTGAAGATGAGAAAGAAGCATTATCATCTAAACCTCTTTCTCTAATTTGATTTGCTAAAGCATTTACGTCATCAGATGTAAAACTATCTCTTGAGTGATCAAAATAACTTCCCCAAGATAATTCAATGTAGCCATCAATAGCTGACACTATATTTATTTTTCTATTTTTCATTATGCTCTCTCCCAACTTGATTTGAATTGTACAAAAGGTTTTACTGCAACTTTTTTTGTAGTACCAACTGAATGACCTATGTTTTCTCTTTTAGCTTTTTTAATAGCATCAAGATAAGTCATTCTTGAACTTACTCTATCTCCAACTTTAAAAGTTAAACCTCTAGCTTTAAAAGGTTTTAAAGCAACTAACATGAATTGCTTATCATTATATGTTTTCATATTTACTCCTTTTAGGTTATTTGTTTTTTTTATATTTAACATATGTCCTATTATGTTCATAGTTTAGGTTGAATTACAACCCTTTATTTTATGGCTTAAAACCTAGCTTATTTAACATTCAATACAATTTAGAATAGAATATTTAATGTTTTTCAAATCAAAGCAAATCAGTTAGAAATAATTTGTTATGATAATTTTTAATTTTTATGATAGAGAGAAATTAATGCGTAAGCAGTTTAAGTATAATATTTTCATAACATATACTTTTAGGTTATGTGTTGGGAACTTCCTCTCTCTAGTTCCCAGCACTCTAAAAAAAATAATATGACAGAAGATAATAAAGACTTACAAATAAAAGCTTTAGTCACAGAACTAAATAATATCAAAAAAGATTTTGCAATTAAGTTAGAAGAAATCCAAGCATTGTATTTAGAAATCAAACAACAAAAAACTATTAATGAAGAACACCAAAAATTAAATGGTCAATTAAGATTAGACTTAGAAGAATTAAAATTAAATAAAGTTCAAGCTGTTGAAGATGCTAAAAAAGAATCTGATGAACTTATGATGAAGATGATTAGTAAGTATGAAAACAAAATAAAAGAATTAAAAGAAGAAGCTGATGAGATGCTTCAATACCCATGATAATATTTGGACACCCAATACATCGTAAATATACAAAATTGATTTATAAATTTTTTATAGCTGTAATATCAGTTATTGTTTTTTTATTCTTAGTTGGTTGCTCTAAAATAGAATTTGACCCAACAACAACTTCTTTAAGATATATTTTTTTACAGGATAGCAAATGGAAACAATGAACTTAAATAGTAGAGAAGCTTATAAAAAAATGACAGAAGCTTCTAGTGAGTGGTCTAAGTGGGCAGAGAAAGTTATTATCTTAGATGAAGGGAAGAAAGCTATGTTCTCTAAATTATTTCTCAAATACAAACTTGATACTAAAACAGTTGGAGAAGCTGAACACAAAGCTAGAACTGACCCTGAGTATGAAACAATAATTAAAAGCTATGCTCATGCTGAAAGTGAATTGATAAAAGCAAAACTTATGTATAACAATTTAGATCGTTATTTATCTGTAAGACAAACAGAAGTTAAAAGAGATTTAACACTAGCTGGTAAGCAAGATGTTTAACAAAATTCTTTATGTCAAGATTGCTCCCTTGCAAAAGTTAATTAACACATAAAGATAGACCCATCAGGGAGACTTGGTGGGTCGCTTAATGCTTTGTGACTTCTAATCCTGTAATATCTGTTTCGTGTGTTATTGGCTTAACAATAAAATCATAATCAATTAATTTTACATCAGGGTACTGACCCATATCTCTAACTAATTTGTTAAGCTTAGTATGATGTGGTGTTTGATCTATAAATCTTAAACAAACAAAATGACCAAATGGCTGGTACTCACTTTCCAGCTGGAACTCTACTTCTATAATTACTGCATCGTTGGTCATTCATATCTATACTATTTCTTTCTCATAATGTCTGCACCTTTAAGACCATAAATTGCAGATACAACCCCAATGAATATAGCTTGATACCAATAAGGTAGGTTTTTAAAGTATTCAAAGAATAAATCTATTCTATCACGAATCGTAGGGTCGTCAGAGAAAACAGACCAACCCAATAAAAGAATAGGCAAAGATACAAGCACCAAGACAAATTCATCTTTCCAACCATTATCATTGCTCTCAATAACTTTCGCTTTATATTCAATTTCGCCTTTCGCCATTTGCTCTGCGTGGTGCATCTGAGCATCTGACATTAATTGTTTTGTTCTTTGTTTATTTTGATAAATCTTTGCTCCTGTCTTTACACCCAAGCTTAATAAATTCAACCACATTATTTTATCTCCTTTAATAATTCGCAATAATGAATTGCTTTGTCTATATCCTCATTACCATTTTTTTTATCAAAACGACACACATACTTAATTATATTTCCTTGTATAAAACTAAGCTTATTTTTTGTAATAAACTCAATAGGCTGTATCTTAAATCTCTTGTAGTGCTTACCACCTATTTGTCTCTGAGTAGCCCTCTCTGTGGCTCTGTGTGGCTTTAAAGTAGCTTTCCGACCCATTTTCCACTCTTATCTTTAATAAATGGCTCAATAATAGGTAATCCATTATAAATTACTGAACAGCCTATAATTGGTCTAGCTTTCTGTACTTTGTTATATCTAAATGCCAAACTCTTAGAGTCTATCATGCAACCTACCTGTAGCCCAAAATATAGACCTAAACTGTTTCCATAGTACCTTACACCCATAGAACTATGATAATGACCCTGAACACATGACATACCCATAGATTGTGCAAGTTTAAGTACATCTGCTGTTTTACCATGACAGAAATAAACTTTACCAAGTGGTGTATCTATAGTTAAATCATCGTGCCATTTCCAACCTTTACCAACATCTAAAAATTCATTGTAATCTCTAAGATATGCTTTTGGTATTCCATGTTTTAATGCTCGTCTAAAAACTAAACTACCATGATTTGAGTCCACTAAATCCATTTTTGGAAAAAGCTTTTCTAACTGTTTTATGACAGGTAAAGATAATTTTAATTCATCTCCAGCACTAGGAAGATCAGGGTCGCTATCGTGAAATGACATTGCGTGTTTATCTACTTCATCTCCGATATGAATAATTTTTTGAGGTTTATATTTTTTTTTTAAAAGTTTTAGAAAGTCCATTAACTCAGGAACATGATAGGGTATGTGGGTATCGCTGATAATTAATACAGACTTGTAAATCATACAAGTTCAGTAATACAACTATTTAGTGAGTATGTAAAGTAATTGACCTAAAACTAATATTCCTACAGCACCTATACCATATAAGATTCTGTCTATGTCTTGCTTCATATGATGTAAATGGTTTTTGATAATTAGATCAATCTTCTGATTTACTAATTTTATTCTACCATCTATCTCTACAAATTTTTCTTTATTAGTTTTCATTTTTTTTTCTTTCTTCGTAAGTCTGTATCATGTTTTCTACTTCCACGCAAAAAACTATTTACACGACCCATTGACCAAGAAGCCATAGAAGTTCGTGGTCTTGACCCTGATGACAGGAAAGCACCCTGACCTCTACGATATACTTTCTTTAGCATACCCAATGTAATATTTTTTCTAGTCTTAGCTTTTGCTCTAAGTGTTGAAATAACTCTTGCAGATAGTGGTCGTCTCCTTACAGCCATTACTTTCTCCTCATTCTGAATAAAGAAGCTGGTATTCTAGCACCTGATTTATACAAAGATGACATTGTTTTTATAAGACTTGCTCTAGCTGATCTTTTACTACCTTTTAATCCTGAGAGGTATTTTTTAGGAAGATCAGTTGCTTTATCTTTTGGTACTTTTCTTCTTTTTCTTTTTTTTGACATTTCTTCTTCTCTTTCGCATTGGTCTCTTATCAATCATCTCAGCCAATGTTGATGTTGTAGTAAATCCACTCATCGTTTTTTCTTTTTCTTTTTATGTGCAGAGTTTTTCATTAATGTACCATCAGGCATATAATGATAACCTCTTGGTGCTTTTTTTCTTTTCTTAGCCATTACTTTCTTTTTCTTCTTTTAGACATCATTTTAGATTTCTTAGGCTTGTTCTTTCTTTTCTTGTCTTTTCCATGTCCATAATGATAAGGCATTATTTCCTCGCTTTCTTTTTAGATTTTTTTTGTTTTTTCATAATAGCTTTTTGTAAAGCCATTGGTAATTTTTTTTGTTTTTTTGTTAGCATAGCTTCTCCTTAGTTAGCAAATTTACCACCTGACCATTTAGCATCAGGTAGTCCATTTTTATATTCCTTACCTGTGTAAGTCAAAACTTGTTTTCTATTAGAGCCATCAACATAAGAACAATGCACCCAACCACTATTAGGGTCATTATCTTCTTCTTTCCAAAACTCTAAGATTAATTGGTCAAAGTCACAATTATTTTGAATCCATAAAGCTACTTGCAAATTAGATACACCAGCTATTTCAAAATCAACTGCTTGTCCTTTTGCGTGTTGTGATGTTGCTTTACTTCCTATTGCTTCGCAT